AGCATCCTGTTAACAATCTGTTCACAAATAGGCTAGAAAATGAGAATTTAGGCAATTCCTATGAATATCGTAACTTTTGTGACCACTTAAGCAGGCATTACCCACTGTTTCGATGAATAATGATAACAATTATGACCAGTTAATTTGCAGGTCGACCAGTTTTCAAATTTCAACGCTAATAGGCCTAGATTTAACGCAAATATTTGGGTAGTACAATTTCACGTCTGAAAAACAAATCGCAAGAAGGGCCAATTACGCGCAAATTTTGGCCATATCGCTTTTTACGGGATTCGGCCCCGGCAGCACACTGGAAGAGCGGCAGCAGCACCACGACCGCAGCAGCGCATGCTGTCCTCGTGCTGTACTGGACCGGATTCCGGCAGGGAAGCGGCACCGCAGCCCTGCAGCATGTCGCGATCTAATTCCCTAATAGCTAGTAGGAATTACAGGATGCACGATCTGGCAGCGCGGCAGCAGCACACGGGAGAGCACGCGATCTCAGCCCCGGTCCGGCAGCGCATCCAGTATTAGATACGGCATGCAGTGATCACTGGATACCATATCTCATTCTGGATATAGGTATACTATTATAATATAGCACCCAGTACTGGATACCATATCTCATTCTGGATTCAATATACATATTATATATAGTATGCCTCTCACCCTATACCGTATCTCTACCCCTGTTACAGGCTACCATATCACCACTACTTATACATATATAAGGGCCAGAGATATAAGCATTCCTTATACCTCAGCCCGGCCCCGGTCACGATCTCAGACAGGCAGCACACGCCCCGGTCACAGCAGTTACCGAATTTCGTATAATAGGTATTATGCGAAACTGGGCATGTTCCGTATCTGAAGTGGGGAGCTATCTATCTGAATCCATCTGAATCTATCTGAAGGTGGTGCACTGGTGGGGAACCTATCTGAATCTATCTGAAGAGAGAGGCAGTGATGGTGGCGGCAAAAAGGGAATGGCGGCCCCGGCCCCGCCCCGGCACCACCATTTTTGGTATGGTACCCGGGCCCACGGGGGTGGGGAAAAAGGACCGGGCGCGCGATTGGGGAGTATATATATAGGATTTTCACAGCCATAAAACCCCCCATTAGTTTCGGGTAGGGGGTACCCATAAAACGCCGGGTACCCTTTCGTATAGGGTGGTCACGAAAAAATAACACGGGTGCGTGTATACAATTTCCGCATATAGTATTGACATGCACAGGATACCTGCTATATGTAGTGGCGGTAAAGAGCACTTGCGTTATTCAGGACAGGTAACTGCATGTGACACCTCCTTGCCGCGAGGCATTGAGGCGAAGCCTCCTTTCGTTAGACCTCAAGGCTGCTGGTTGGGGAAGACCCCCAATCGTAGGGTGGAAGGAAGCAGCGCCGGTGGAAATCCGGCACCCCTACCTTGTAACACTGGGGCTCCGGCCCCAAAAAACAAAGGCACAGACAGCAACTTCAAAGATGAACATCGAGGTCGGCGGTGCAAATCCGCTCCCCGAGAGGGGTAGCTCAGCAGGAGAGCACGATGCATACAAGCGTGCCTTGTAAAACTTTAAAGGCGCTTGCAGCAAACCTTCTGGTGTATGACGTTCGATTCGTTAACAGCGCCTTGTCTTAAACGGACAGCGTAAAATTTAGAACCGGCCTGTGAGCCGGTAGGGTGCAAGTCCCCAACCATAGGGACCATTGTCACTCGTCTTGATGGCGGATGATGATGGTCCCTTTCTCTTAAGCCGAGATATAAGCCCTGCTTATGACAGAGCCGTCCACGCCTCTTAACAATGCGGACCACGGACAGACTTTTGGAATCAACCGGGGAAGACCATCCCTGTTTGAAATACAACATACTGAACCGGCGACCATACCGGGGAAGGGAGAACTTAATGGACGAAAACACCACCGTGCAGACCGAAGCAGAAGAACTTGCAGACGAGACGTCGGCTGCATTCGACGCAGGCTGGGACGACAGCGACGAACCGGAGATTCCAGACGACGGTTTGGATGCCGAAGTAGACGAGTCCGACGAGCCGGAAACTGATTCGGAAAGCGAGGAAGCTGAAGCCGATGCAGACCAGCAGGAAGCAGAAGACGACGAAGGTGGAGAAGCCGACACCGATTCGGAAGGCGAGGAATCGGGAGACGAAGGACAGCCCGACCAAGGCGAGTCGTTTACTCTCAAACACCTCGGCGAAGAAAAGGCGGTCAGCAGAGACGAAGTAGTTCAGCTTGCCCAGAAGGGCATGGACTACGACCGCATCCGCGAGAAGTGGGACGGCGTGAAAGACAACCTGCCCATGTACCAGATGGAACATGCGTTCCTTCAGGAGCTTGCGGAAAGCCGGGGCGGCGACATCCTTGGACTCATCGATGAGACCAGAACCCGGACCATCCTTGCCAGAGCGGAAGCCCGGGGCGAGGAAATCTCTCCGGCAGAGGCGGCCACTCAGGCCGTAAAGCTGCGTATGGATTACAGCGCAGGAGCGCAGGATGCCGAAGCAGCGCAGCAGGAGAGAAGCCAGCGGGAGATTGACCGGTTCCTGAAAGAGTACCCGAATGTTCGTGCGGAAGACATCCCGCCCGAGCTTTGGGAGAAAGTGAAGGAAAACGACGGTGATCTCGTCGGCACCTATCGCATGTACGAAAACCAGAAGCTCAAGGAAGAGATCAAGAATCTCAAGAAGGAGCTGGCCGGAAACACACAGCAGAAGAAAAACAAAGCGCGTTCCACTGGAAGCACCAAATCGGTCGGGACTTCTGCAGGCCGGGATGCTTTCGACGAAGGGTGGGACTCCGACTATTAACACAACATAGAGGTGATATAAATGGCAATTAACTTTGCCAGCAAAGCCTCGCCGAAGGTAATCGAGGCTTTTACAAAAGAGTCTATCACTGAAGGCATCTTCAGTAAGGACTATGACTGGACCGGCGTAGCAACCGTCCGTATTTATTCCGTTGATACCCTGCCGATGCAGGACTATGACTGGGACCTCGTAGACGGTACTTCCCGTTTCGGCTCCCTGACCGAGCTTGGCGACACCTATCAGGAGCTGACTGTCAATCAGGACAAGAGCTTCAACGGCGCCATCGACAAGCGCAACAACAACAGCACGCTGATGATCAAAGCGGCTGGCAAGGTCCTTTCCCGCCAGACTCGCGAAGTCATCATCCCGATGGTCGACAAGTATCGCCTTGCCGCGATTGCTGCCGGTAACGGCGTGACCGGATTCGGCGGCGCCGGTGGCGGCACCATCGAGTACAACGTATCGCTCTCCAAGAGCAATATCGTTGAGACCATCATGACCAGCAACAAGAAGCTGAACAACCTGCTGGTCCCGAAGAAGAACCGCGTTCTCTACATCACTGAGACCGAGTTCATTAAGTGCAAACTGGCCGATCAGGTCCTCGGCGCCAACACCAATGTTGACGGCGTTGCCAGAAACATCCTCGTCAATGGCGAGTTTGGTACTCTGGACGGCCTGCACATTGTGCCGGTTCCCGACTCCTACATGCCGGACGGCGTGGTCTACATGATCGTGACCAAGGGCTGCTGCATCTCCCCGAAGAAGATCGAGACCATGCGTATCATCCCCGATCATCCCGACATCGACGGCCATGTCGTTCAGGGGCGTCTGCTTTATGACTGCTTCGTGTTTGCGAAGAAGGCCAACGGTATCCTCGTAGCTTCCAGCGCCGCTGGCGGCACGACCTGATAGAAAGGACTGATTCATGATGAGAGCGGCAGTATATTCCGGTTCCAGAAATTTATATCCCCATATGGTGGTCGCGGCTAAGTCGCTGATCGCCAACAGCAGCGTGGACAAAATCTACTTTCTGATCGAGGACGATAAGTTCCCGGAAGCGCTGCCGCCTCTGATTGAGACCATAAATGTTTCGGGTCAGCCTTGGTTCCCCCAAGGCGGCCCGAACATGCGGTCTCAGTTTACTTATATGGCGCTCGTCCGGGCGTGCTACGGCAAGCTGCTGCCGGAAGAAGTGGACAAGGTTCTCCAGCTGGATGTCGACACCGT